ATGAAATCGGTATTACTCGGCATTACGCTGCTGGCAACCGCGACCGGCGCGCTGGCGGCAGACAAACTGGTGAACATCACCAAACTGGAGTACGGCAAACAGTGGGCGTTCACCAAGGAAGAAGTGACGCTGCAGTGCCGCAGCGGCGGTGCGCTGTTTGTGCTGAATAACAGCACCCTGATGCAATATCCGCTCAACGACGCGGCGGAGCAGCAGGTGAAAAAGGGTCATCAGCGCGCGCAGCCGCTGGAGGTGATCCTGCTGGACGACCCTGCCGAACCGGGGAAAAAAATGAGCATGGCGCCGTTTATCGAGCGCGCCGAGAAGCTGTGCGCTGACTAACCGCTTGTTTGCCAACGCCTTGCCCAGCGTGCGCAGATTGATGCGCATTTGCCGCATAGTTATTTCGTCACGAAACTATCACGCGGCCGCCGGGCGGCTGGCAAAACTGGCGCGGTAGGCTACTCTTAAAGTGCACGGCTGAACAAGCCCTGCATTAAATGCCAACTTTTAGCGCACGGCTCTCTCCCAAGAGCCATTTCCCTAGACCGAATATAGGAATCGTATTCGGTCTTTTTTTGAGTTGTTGATTTTAAAGGATTTATTTTCGTTTGTCCGAAAATGTCCGAAATATGTCCGAATTTTGATATTCGGTCTTTTACAGCATCACATACTCTTTCCCCCTCGTTTTGAGATATTTCAGCGTCATCATTTCCGTTGTATGTCCCAGCAGCTTTTGAGCAAATGCCTTGTCGTTCTGCTTTTCGTACAGGCGGCCGGACAGGCTTCGGATCTCGTGGAACGTCGGCGGGCTTTCCTGAAATTCCAAACCTGATGCTTTCCGCGCGGCGACAAATTTCTTCGTTAGCCCGTCGGGATGGATCGAACCATCTGGGCTATTTTTCCTGATGCCGGCGCTGATCATGAAGTCTGTCGTGCTGACCAATCGGCATCGGTCGATAACGGCGCCAAGCCGTAGGCCCATACATTTCAGTTCAAGATCAAGGGGGAGGGAGAGCAAAGCCCCTGTCTTGCCTTGTTCAACCTGCAGGCGTCCGTCAACGATATGGCTAAAGCGCATTTGTGTCAGATCCTCGCGGCGCTGGCCGGAGACCAGAGCGAGATCCATCGCCAGGCAGAACCAAGGCGGCATTGTTTCCGCGGCCTCTCGAATCGGCCCGTATTGCTTCAGTTCCAGACGTTCGCGCATCACGACAGCTTTCGCCGCGCGGGTAGGGGTCACAGGGTTGTTTTCGATGTGACCTTCCACGATCGCCTCGCGGAAAATATCAGACAGCACCGATCGCATGGTTGCGGCCATTGTCTTTTTGTTCTGGGCGATCCAAAACTCGAGAAATTCGGCGATGTGGCGTGTCGTGATTTTTGTCAGCACCATGTCGCCCAGGCGTTCCCGGATAATTGCAATTTGGCCGGCGCGCACTTTGTATGTGTTCTCGGCCAGTTCTCGCCGCTTGAATAGGACATCGTACCGATCGAGCCAGGCGTTTAGCGTGTATTCGTGGCTGCCCTTGATTTTCTCCAGGAGCAGAACGGGAGAGTAATTTTGCTCGATATAGTGGTTGGCTTCAATCGCTTGGGCGATAGCCTCGCGTCGCGAAATCTGGCCGAGAGAGATCTATTTTTTGGTGACTGGATTGCGCCAGTAGAACGCGTTCCGGTTTCGGCGGAATGTCAGGTTTTTCGGTAAGCGCATGTCATAACCCTCCCTTCGCCGTGCCATTGATCACTTTCTCCATGAACGCGAGCCTCGCGGGATTAGGGCTCTGCGCTTCCTTTATTTTTCTCCCCAGGTTGAAGTCCTGGGGTTGATGTAAATAGCCCCTGGTGTCAGCCGGTACTGCTTGCCGTGCTTCTCCGCCGGCGGGTAAAAGTTTCCGTTGCGCGCCCAGCGCCAGAGCGTCTGGATGCTTGGTTTTTTATCGGTGTAGTTATTCGGCCTGATGCTGGTGATCATCTTCGTGCGCCAGCTGCTGCGCCGTAAAAAAAGAATAGTGCACCCAAAGCGCCGAGCCGTCGCCGTTCTCCTGCCTTAGCCACGATCCGGGCTCCTCACGGCGAGCGGGCGGAAGAAATCAAAAACGGTTAATACCCCGCGAGCTAGGGGGCGGTCATAGCGGAAACATAAGCCGTGGTAGAAGAAACGGTGTGACAGCCGGAGAGACGGTAACTAAAATCACCTCGTCAAAATCGTGAGGTGAAAATGGACGCTGATTTAATTTCTTATGAGTCGATGCTGACTGCGAGAGATTCCGCAAATTGGGCATATTGGAGCATGATTGCTGCCTTTTGCTCCGCGGGTGCAACACTGCTTGCCGCGATAATTGCACTGTTGACTGTTAACGTCTGGAGACGGCAATCGCGAGCACAAGAACTGAAAAACTTCAGCTTGGCAGTATATAACTATCACAATTCAATTATTCGAGCGCCAAACCCGCACCCGAGCGGAACCCCCAATGAGTTAGAGCAGCACATCCTAAATCAAACCTTTCATGCGTTGTCGTCGGTTTATGAGACGACCCTGATGATTCACATGGCAAAGACTCGAGCAAAAGCATCACTGCTTTTTTCTCAATTATCGGAAGTGCAAAACAAATATTTCGACCATGAGATCACAGGAAAAGAAGCTTCAGATAAAATCCTTCAGCTCAGAACTACAAATCGGTTATTGAAATCCTCCTACTAACCGCCGAAAGGCGGTTTTTTATTGCCCATCACAGAGCATCTATACAGGTGCTGCGTAATGCGCAAGCAAAGCCACAGGCGACACCCACCGATCACTCAGATCATGGTTGCCCGTGGCTTTTTTATTCACGGAGAACGTTATGGCAAAACAGGATTGGGGAGCCATTCAAAAGCTGTTCCTCGCCGAATACGCCAAAACCAAGATCTCCTCGAAAGAATGGTGTGAGGCTAACGGCTACAACTACGCCACCGCACTTCGGCATATAAAAATCCCAGCGCAAGGGAAAGAGAAAAAAGCGCAGAAAAAAATGCGCAGTGCGCAAGATGCGCAAATTCCAGAAAATCCCGCGCCCGTTACGCCCGGCGTTTCAGCTGCTGGTGGCGATGAGGAGGGGAAGGGCAAAGAAAGCCCAAGCCTTTTAAAACCACAGCATGAAAAATTTGCGCAGAACATTGCGCAGGGCATGCCACAGAAAGAGGCCGCGATTTGCGCAGGCTACGCGCCGACGAATGCCGAATCGCAAGCCTCAATCCTGATGAGCCGGCCGGATGTAAAAGCCCGTGTGCAAGAACTGCGTAATAACGCTGCACTGTTGGTTTCCTCCAACGCCGGCCACCTGGCGGAGCTGTCGTATAAATCTGCGCAGTTGGCGCTGGCGAATAAAAAATTTGGTCAGGTTGCGCCGAACGTGAAGAACGCCGCGCAGCTGACCGGCATCGACATGAGCACGAATAAAACCGAGGTTAATGTCGATCTGGCCGGTTTGAGCTACGGCAAAGTCTGCATCGTGACCCCGGCGAACTGCCCGGCGGACGTGTGGGCCGCTCACATGGAAAAGCTGCGCGAGGGAAAGCCGACGGCCCAGTCATAATTGACGACGTTCTGTACGCATTCAGCAGTGACTGGGCGACAGATGGGCGCCTCGATTTATTCGACGTCGCGCTGATGAATGATTACCTGGACATGAAAGCGGATAACGAAGCCCGGCTTGCCAGGTGGAGGGAGGATCAATGAACGCTGAAACCATCAAGGATTTTTTGATTTCTCTGGGTTTCGAAATCGACTCCACCGGCGAGCGAAAATTCTCGGCTGTTGTCGCCGGCGTCACGGCGAACGTGCTCAAAATGGGGGCGGCAGTAGAAGGGGCTGCGCTGACGATCGTCGGCTTCACCACGCAGATCGCCAATGGCCTGGATAAAGTTTATTTTGCATCGCAGCGCACGGGCGCCTCAGTGGCGGGCATTCGCGCGTTGGGATATGCCGCCTCGCAGATGGGCGCAGACGCGGCCGCTGCGCAGGGCTCGCTGGAGAGTCTCGCGAGATTCATCCGTAACAACCCGGGCGCCGAAGGTTTCCTGAACCGCCTGGGAGTGCAGACGCGCGGTGCGAATGGTCAGATGCGCGATGCCGCCGCCATTTTTACCGGTGTCGGCGATAAGCTGCGCAGTATGCCGTATTACCGAGCGAATCAGTATGCGCAGATGCTGGGGATCGACGAAAACACGCTCCTCGCCATGCGTCGCGGCATTAACGGTTTTACTGCCGATTACCAGAGCATGCTGAAAGCCACCGGCCTGAACGCCGACCGCGCGGCGCAGCAGTCCAATAAATTCATGACCTCCATGCGCAGCCTGACCGCGTTGCTTGGCATGGCAAAAGACAAAATCGGCTCAGATCTGGCCGGCGGCCTGAGTGGCTCACTGGATACGCTGCGCCGGCGCATCATGGACAATTTCCCGAAGATAGAGGGATTCATCACCAAAACCGTCCGAGGCGTTCTCTGGTTAGCCGAGGTTTTCGGGCGGATGCTTTACCGAGGCTATCAGGCTATCGATCAGGTGATCACCTGGTGGAAAAGCCTCGATACCGAATCGCGCAAACTGATCGGGATTTTCAGCGCGCTGCTGGTTGCCTGGCGGCTGTTGAATAGCGCTTTCCTGATGTCGCCGATTGGGATGATCACTGCGCTTATCCAGGTCTTCGCCACCGTCAGGAAGGGGGATAGGGCCGAATTTTGGGTTCATGGGCTCAAGCTGTGCGATAGGGCGCAGACTGAGGCGCTTGACGGTAAACTCACTCGCGATGCTTGCGATCACTATGTCACCATGGCATGTACCGATACTGCGATCGACAACGAGCATGGAACCATCAGTGATCCCGGCTTCGATCATACTTTCTCCTGAAGCAATCAGAAAGTAAGTCGCCGAAGGGTGGCTAATGCAGTACTCGTTGAGATCTATTCGCGCGTGCACGTAGTCTTGCGCAGGGCTGGGGAAGCCTGCTGGGACTTTGTCGGAGTAAAGCGGGGTGAATTGTTTCTCGGGTGTTGGTGTTGGAAAAAAGTGCTTCATGGTGCATTTCTCTATACTGTTTTTATATGCAGTATAATCCTGTTTTAGACGTTGCAACCATAAAGAAAGGGAGGGATAGAACGATCTAAAGCTATCCCTTTGTTGAGCAAGATGATCCTCTCGGAAAAATTTTAATTCGGTTCATGCTATGAAGAAAATGCAAGACCTCATAATCTTCATCCACCAGACAAGGAACGTTCGGATTTACTCTATGGCACTTGAGAGGCAGTACAGAACTGGTAGTATTTCACATTGAAATAATATTTATTAATTAGTTAGTTTTTCTTTGATTTTATCAAGACGCAATTTTAAATTTTGTTGAGATGTCGTATCGGTAGATGAAACATGTATGGTGTAGTCGAGATAAAAATTTACACCTTGAGGGTTTTTCCAGTAAATAAGCCAGTCACCAGTGTTGCTATTGGGTTTTGTGAAAACATTTCTTGTCATAATTGAAATATCTTCTTGAATTTCATGAAATACTCTATCAATTCCATTTTTTTTTGCGAATTGACTGTTTTTTATGGACTCAGATAATGACTCGTTATCAGTTGAAGTATAGGTAATAGCATTCTTTTTTATAAATCTCATTAAGACTTCATTTGTGCTTTTTTCAATCACGCTCTCTGGGGTCGGGTTTTTTATCGGCGTGGATTTTATTTTGCTTGTATTATTTATTGTTCTGGTAAGAAGTTCTTCTGCAACATGAATATGATAATAGCCGGATAGCAATCCGATAAGTTCCCTTTCTTTATGTTTCATTGCTCGAGTTGATGGGGCAACTTTATCACCCTCAAGTAGTCGTATAGCCTCTATTATTCCTCTCGCAACAAATCCTGATGTCTTGTTATCTTCTTCTATTTTTGATTTCAGTTCTTTTGAAACTCTATTTGAATATGCTTTGTCAAATAATAGAATCATACTGCCATCCTTTTAATTTGGTTAAAATAAATAACGCGTAGTCATAAGGCTGAAATAATTAACCTTGGTTTAAATTTGTGCCAATTTTCATTATATTGCTAAACTGTAGAAATAACAACTATGTAAATTTGATTTTTTGCCATGTATGGAGCCTTACAATTACTATCTTGTTTGAGAATGTTATAGAGTTTACTTTCTTGTTATCTTGTGAATTAATTTCGGAATTATAATTTAATTTCTAACTAAAAAAATATAACGGCGTAAAAAGTTCGCGAGCATTTAATTATTTGCCGATAAGGTATAACCACTTAAAGTTGATTGCGGACAGAACTTATGTTTGTGTGACTGTCGAGAATTAGACAAAACTTGTAACTGCTGATGAGATGATAGGGCGGTCTTTCACTTGGCCTTCGACATCAGCGCGACAGCATCAACCAGTTGGCAGGCATAATCTGCCGCCGGTATCTTCGCTCTCCTCATAGAACACCTGAGGGCGCTCCCATTGCTCTTCGGCAGCACGCTCGCTGTTATCCTCGATAAAAGCCTTCCACAGATCAGATGCCATGACGAATTTGGGAATGACCTCGTTGCTGGTGAATTCCTACGCCAGTTCCAACACGCGTTGCTGCATATCGACGTGGACGTCAGAATTCGCCCAGGACTCGCGCATGGAGTTGATAACCAGAGAGTTGTAGCTTGGCAGGTCAACAACATCGGAAATATTGGTGGGCAGCGCCGACTTGAACGCATCACTCAGCAGCTTGCCGAAGTCGCCATATGAGCGGAATGCCTCGCCAATAAGGTCTTTGAACATCTTTTCGATGCCCTGATCGATAATTTCCACAGCCTTATCGCTGGTGGCGAAATTGGTACAGCGCTGAGTGAGCAGCGCGGAGAGGGGAAGTTCAGGTTGTTTGTTGTTTGGCTCGGTCATTGGTCAGTCCTTAATGGTGATTAAACTTCGCGGGAAAGGTGGCTGAGAATTTCCTGCTTAGAGGGGTTCCGGATCTGGTGGGCCAGCATCCATGCGCGGCGTTGCGTCTGTGTTTTGTGCTCCAGCAGATTGCGGATAGCGGCTCAGCGCCAGCGCCGCTTTGACGCCGAAGCTGTGAAAACGACGGGGGCTTATCTCAATCACGTTATGGTTAAAGCCGGCTTCTACGATCTGGCCGCCAATCCGGACGGCGGAACGTTAAAACAGCGCTGGAGCATAGCCTTCGTCAACATGAGCCAGGAGAAATTCGACAAGGTTTATAGCGGTGTCGCTGGTGTCATCTGGAATGAGACGCTGCAACGGCATTTCGTCGATGAGTGTGAGGTGGAACAGGCAGTTAATCGGCTGATGGAATACTGATATGCGAAAGTCGCCAGCTTTCAGAAGTAAAAACCTGCGCGATTCGGCGCGGGGACAATGTTGTACGCTGCTGATCCCTGGCATTTGCAATGGGAAACCTGAAACAACCGTTCTTTGCCATCTCCCCAGTAGCACACACGGTATGGGATACAAGAGCGATGACTATTGGGCTGTGTTTGGATGCTCAAGTTGTCACGATGTAATCGATGGACGTATACCATACGACTGGCGGCCAGGTGAGCTTCATGAAGTTTTATTCTATGCGTTGCATCGGACAATAAGCATATGGATAGAATGTGATTTATTGAAGGTCTAATAATGTTTTTTGTTATTATTTCATAAGTAACAAAATAAGTCCGTTTATACGCAGAATGATAAGTAGCACCTGGATTCTCAATTGAAACTGCAGTAACTAAAAGGTAATTTATCCTAAAAACACGCAAAGGATAGGGTGTTGGTATGGATAATGAACAGCAGTTTTTCTGGGTTAACCACAAAAAAACTGAAAAGGTAGAAATTAGTGAAGGGTTCATTTGGGCCCCGAAAACGAAGGTTAATGGTCATAAAAACCAAACTTACTTAAACCTCACTGAGGTAAGACCTGGTGATCTAATATTTTCATATGCGAACCTTAAATTAGGGGCAGTGGGTAAAGCATTGTCTTCCGCATATGACTTTGAGAAACCTGATGAGTTTAGAGACTCAGATGGAGTTTGGTTAAGAGACGGCTGGCGGATTGACGTTCAATTTGAAAGGCTGCAAGCACCGATCAGGCCAAAGCAATTTATTGCACAAATTCAGCCTCTTTTGCCGAAAAAATACTCGCCACTTCAAAAAGACGGTAATGGTAACGAAAGTTGCTATCTGGCCAAATTAGATAATGAACTAGGTGAATTATTACTGGAGCTCTGTGACAGGAAAGATTTGGTTTCAATTGACGACTTTACTGAGTTTGAGGAGATTGAGAAAGATATCCTTGAAATACTGAGTGCAAAAGAATTACCAGAAACAATGAAAGAAGCGCTTGTGAAAGCGTGTATAGGGCAAGGTTTTTTTAGACAGGAAGTTTTAAAACTTTATCCGGCATGCCCTGTTACCGGTGTTACAATGCCACAATTGCTAATAGCAAGTCATATAAAACCCTGGAGAGAGTGTAATAACAAAGAAAGGTTGGATCCCAATAATGGAATTATGTTGGCTCCTCATGTTGATGCCTTATTTGATAAAGGATATATAAGTTTTACAACTGATGGTGATGTTATAATATCAGACAATAATAATGTGGTTGAGTGCATAAATAAATTGAAGCTTGATTTACATGTCAGGGTTAAGCTTGTTCCACAATCAGATGTGTATATAAAATGGCATAATTCATATTTTGAGGGTTATAATGAGTGAATTTTCTCTGCTTGTAGGTAATGGGATAAATAATGTCACCCCTGGTTACTCATGGGATGATTTGATTTTTATCTTGAAGGCACGCACAGATGCAGATATATCAATTAGAGCTGAAAAGCCATTCCCATTGACATATGAGGAAATATATCTTTCTGCAATAAGTAAAGTGAGTGGAAATAAGGCTGCTAGAAAAATTGAGAAAGAATTTAAAAAATGCGTGGCAACATTTTCTGAAAGTGTTGAGTCAAGGATGATACATGGTGAAATATGTAATATTGGGGCATCGCATATTTTAACTACTAATTATGATTTTTCTTTACAGAAATCCATTGTGCCATCATTTGATGGACATAAACATGATGGTATTATTAAAGAAACTAAATTCAATTTATTTAGGAGGTATAAAATTCATGATGGTGTAACTTTCTGGCCCATACATGGGGTGCAATCTGAACCGGATACAATAATTTTAGGTTACGAGCATTACATTGGATACGTTCAAAAACTAAGGGATTATATCGTCAACGGTACTGATAATTCTTATAGGTTTAAATTCGATCCTTTAGTATCCCGGCTGTTAGATAATAAAAAAATTAGCAACGATAGTTGGGTTGAACTATTTTTTACACAAAACATACATATATTCGGTTTGGGTTTAGGGTATGTTGAGCTAGATATATGGTGGTTGTTAAATTACAGAGCTAGGAGAGTGCCTGATGGAATAGTGAATAATGAAATACTTTACTACCATAGGCTCGAGGAAGAAGACGGTAATCTTGCAAAGTTTGAGTTGTTAAAAAGCTTTGGTGTGAAACTGGTTTGTTTAAGTAGTAATGGTACAGAGTTTTACGAGGAAGTACTATTTAAAATTAAAAAGTATGAAGGTAAATAAATGATTAGCTTTACTGATTCTGGAGTTAGAGGGAAAATAGTTCAGTTAAATGAGTATTTGTCTGGTGCCCTAGAGAAAGATGCTAAAAGAGTTAAGGGTAATTTATCGTCAAATGCATACGATTATAAAAACATAGGTGCGCACGATCTAGTAGTTTATGTAATTAATCAAGCATGGGGTGATTTTTTCTCTAAATTTAATGAAGATAATACTCTAGGTGTTGAACTTGACAAATTAACAGAGTTTAATCGAAAGGAGCTTATTGGAAATCACTCACCATTGTCTAAAGAGTATTATTTAGAAGATAATAAAAGATTTCTAGACTCTTTAATGAAAATATTGTACGAGATGGATTTTTATTCTCCAGATATTAATTCTACGCGTAGTTATTTGAAGAGTGACATACTCGATGTTTTAGTCGAATATGATAGTGAGGAGTTTTATGGATATAAGTGGGTTAGAGATAGGATGGCAGTGTCTATCACTAGATTTATATTGAATAGTGATGGTGCTAAAAAATTGATGGGGGCTATGGCTGATATTTCAGTGAGAGAAAATGTTTTCAGTATTAGTGTTGATGCTGCAGTAGAAAGGGGTGAGAAAGATATATTAGCAGTGGTTGATGGTGTTAAAAAATTGGCAGAGGAACTATTAAATGCTACAAAAGAAAGTATTGAAATTGAGTTCAGTGCTGTAAAGCGGGATATTAGCTCGGAGCTTTTTAATGAAAAACTTAACTTTGCAGAGTTCAAGAGTAACATTGAAAATATAGTGGAAAAAATAAAGTCTTCTAAGGTGGGTATTGAGGATATAAAGAGAAGGCTGGAGGGGTATCATTCTGAATATAATTTTGTTGGCCTATATGACGGATTTAAAAAGCTAAAGAATGATAAAGATAAAGAACTGGACTCCATTAATGAATGTTATCATTTGGCCATGGTTGTTGCTATTATTTTACCGTTGTTAACCATTGGTGCTCATATTTTATATCCGGATCTTGTTAAGGGAAAAGGATGGATAGAATGGTTATCATGGGGAGGGCCTTTTGCAACCGTGGAAGCACTAATATTATATTACGCAAGAGTTATGTACTCCGAAATGAAATCAATTAAAACCCAGTTGGTTCAGATAAATTTGAGAGGTTCTCTATGTCAATTTATTGAAGAGTATATGAACTATAGAGAAAGGATTAAGGGGAATTCAAAGGAAATAAAAGATTCGGCACTTGAAAAGTTTGACTCGATAATATTCAGTGCCATACAGATGGATAGTGATAACATTCCAGGAGCCTTTGATGGCATAAATGCAATTGCAGAGTTGGCTGGGAAGGTTATGGCTAAAGGGAAGTAATGCATTTAGTGCAGGGTTAAGGTTTAGTTGGTGAGAGTGAAGAAAATCCGATAAGTGAAATGAACTAAATTAATTTGGTGTAAAAATGATTGATACTGTTAGTTTTTTAAAGGAATATAAAGATTATATAATCCCTTTAGGGGTTTCAATTCTAAGCGCTGGAATAGCATTGGGTGGTGTTTTTATCTCCAATCGCAATCAAAGATTAATCATGATTGCAAAAATGGATGAGGAATTTAAAAATGAAAAGGAAAGATTCATTCGAGATAAACTTGAAAATTTTTATTATCTATTTTGCAAATGGGAAAGTTGTCTTACTAGTGTATATCTTAGAATTATACCTTGCTATACGGATGGTATAGATATCAATAAAACATTAAACGACGCGGCAGGTAATTTATCTATAGCAGGTGATGAGGCTAAAATGATTACCACTATACTGAATTTATATTTTCCGTCACTAAATTCATTGTATGATGATGTTTATAAAGCTCGTGGAGATGTGATGAGTTTTTGCATGCCAAAATATTTTGATGGGAAAAACTATAAAGCGTTTCTAGATAGCCAAAGAACATTTGAAGAGCAGTGTAAAAAATTCAGAAAAGCAATAGCTAATCATTCGGAGTTTAAAAATAGATGATTGCATTTTATATTGAAATTATTATTATGAGATTGTAAATGTTTTAGGGCTGACTAAAATGACTAACGCAATAGAACAACTTATAAAAATGCACGATCCACGCTGTGTAAGCGCAGAGTCAATGAATATAGGGCGTGGACGCGCTTCCCTGACCAGGGAGCAGATTCTCGGAGCATTCGCCGCCGCACAGCATCAGCATTCAGTCGGCCTTGACCTGCTGTTGACCAAGTACCGCAACGATTATAAAGCGGAACAGCGGCTACGTGCAGCGATCAATGAATGGGTGCACCAACGGCCGCATCCTGAACGAGCGACGGCAGCATGTCAGTTAGCCCTCAGTATCGTGCTTGAGCGAAACCTTCCAGCCCAGATGGCGCATTTTTCCTCGTTATTCCGTAGATATGGCCCGCGAGCAGCTCGAACGCGGAAAAACATTGAAGCGTTGCAATCCGAGATTAAAGCACTGGAGAAGCGGCGCAACCAGGCACAGATCACCGATATTGAATATCACGAGGTTGGCTTCGAAATTACCGATATAACCAAACGGATTGAGCGGGAGCGGGCAGCACTTCGAGCTTGGACTGAACAACACGCCGCTACAACCAATACATGCCCACGTTGCTCCGGTAGCGGCCGCATGGTTAGGCCGCATCCTATAGAGTGCGAAGAATGTGGCGGCAAAGGCAAGATTCCGGCCAATATGGAACATCTGCGTAAGTCGATGCGCATCATAGGGGCTACGGTAAAGTCGGGTGACTTGGCAAGCCAGTATTCGGATCTGGTTAAGCAGTGCATGGACTGGCTGTATGTTGAAGAGACGAATGTTACAACACACTTGAACGATAGAATTAATCAAGAAAGAGGGTAGATTAGGTGACTAGTCAAATTATCAAATTGTCAAAAATAGATGTAGCAGAAAGACAGTTGAATCAGTCAATTCGTATGTTCTTTAAGGAAGCAGATCCTGTTTCAATACGCACCCTAGCCGAAGCCGCAGGAGAAGTGCTTTCTGATATCGGGGACTATCAAGGTATTGTTCGAGATAAAAGCATGGTAAAGCCTGAAAAATATAGAGAGTGGCTGAGAGCCATGTTTGAAACAAGAAATTTTTTCAAACATGGGAAAAACGATGCTAATAAAATTCTAGATTTCCAACCAAGCATAAATGATATTGTTATATTGGATGCAGTAAGTATGTATCTGAAGCATACGGAAAAGTGGACTGTCGAGACCTTGTTGTATCAGGTTTGGAATCAGCTTAACTACCCTAACTTCTGGCGTGATGACCTTCCTCTTTATAAGGGTCTGGATAATAAGTACTTTACAGATGCATATAAGGAAAAATCTTTCATGAAAAAAATGATAGATGCGATAGATAAGGGGGAGTTGGAATTTCCTTTGCCAGAGTTGAAATCGATTGAAAGCTAGCTGAAAACGCGCTAAATTTCCGAAAGATGCCGGAGTATGCTTAAAGCTACTTCGGCTTTTTTATTGGTCAGTCCTAAGCCTGCATGGTTCGCCCAGCAGGCTTTTTTATTCCCCCATGCAGGGGAGGTGGAGTATGACAATGCAGGAGAAAGCAACCTTCGCGGCCTACCTCTCTTCGGGGTTCCTGGTGCTGGTCGGCAAGGTGGGTAAATGGTTTAACGACCTCACTCTCAATGATTGGGCGATCGTCATCGGTATCGCCATCGGTATCGCAACCTTCGCCGCCAACATCTACTTTCAGAATCGCCAGACGCGCGCCATTGAGCGGGCCTCTCGCGCCGGCGCCACGATTATCAATCCGGGACGTACCAACAAATGACGATTAAAAAGAAAATCGCCGCTACGGTCTGCTCTGTTTCAGTAATTATTGGGTTAGCCCTTAGCCAGGCAGATGACTTCACATCGGCAAACGGAAATCCTCTACGTTTTTCCAAGGCGGCAATGGAGGTGATGGGGAATGCGGAAGGCTGCCGCCGCGATCCGTATCTATGCCCTGCCAAAATCATCACACAAGGGATCGGCCATACAGGGAAAGGTGTTGCTGCCGTTAGTCAGGCCAGCGATCAGCAGATCGCGAAGTGGTTCGCCGAAGACCAACTGGCGGCGCAGAACTGCATTGAGGTGAATGTCGAACGTAAGCTGGGGAAGAAACTCTCTCAGGGTGTGTTCGATGGGATCGGGAGTTTTATTTTCAATGTGGGCTGTGGCCAGTTCACTCGCTCTACCATGTACCGTTATCTACTGGCCGAAGAAACCGTGGCTGCATGCGAGCAGCTGCCTCGCTGGGTTTATGCCGGTAAAACGGTTCTTCCGGGGCTAGTCACGCGCCGCGAGAAAGAGAAGGCACTCTGCCTGGCTCACTGAAAACAGGCCATTTCAGGCCAAAATCATGCTGAAAATCCCCAAATCGATAACGCTACGTGAAATCTGCCATCACGGTGATTGTCGTTTGCCCACGCATATTTCATAGCAAACGGCTTTTAGCCTGGATCCCGAGATGACCAACAAACTCTTGCTTACCATTGCCGGTGTCCTGCTGGCGGTGATCCTTGCGTTCGGCTGGGCCGCTTCCCACTTCTACGGTGTTTCTATCGCGAAGGACGGAGAGCTAATCCAGACGAGAAACGATCTGGATACGTCCAGAGCCATGAATGCTAAGCAAGCATTCCAGTTCCAGCGCGCCAATGAAATATCAGCCGCCGCCAGCAAGTCCATGAAGTTGATTCAGGACGGGATGGGGGTGTATTCCGCATTTCTGGGGCAAGACTCCAATGCATCAAGCGGTATTGCTATCAGTAATCTGGTGGAGCAAGGCGCCACGACGCTGGCAGAAATAAACGACAACTACCAATTCGCCTGCCAGCAGGTCGGCCAATTGCTGCTGTCCTACCTGCTGGAGGATTTGAGCCGCCGGAGAAATTACACGGTCGTCATCAATCGGGAGGACAAGCGCCGCCGCAAAGAGGTCATGCTAAACGTCGTTGAGGCGGAGGGCTCGATGAATAACGATGTCTCGCGTCTGCGTGCGCATATTGCATTGGCTCCAATCCAGCAGACACCCGCTTATAAGTCGCAGTTGGCCGAGCGTATGGCACAGGTCATCACCGGGTTGCCGCCTGAGGTGCAGGCCGCAGTTCTTGATATGTGGGTTGAGCTTCTGGATGTGCCGAACAAGCAGGAATTTATCGAGCGGATCCGCAGTGCGCTGGGGACACCGAAGGCGCCGGACGAGATGACGCCGGAGGAGCAACAAGCGGCACAGCAGGAACAGCAAATGCAGCAAGCCCAGCAAGAGCTTGCAATGCGAGAGATTGCCGGGAAGGTAGCCAAACTGGAGGCAGAGAGCAAACGGATTGCGGCTCAGGCAGAGCATGACCAAGCATTAGCCAACGGACAGCGTTTCAATGATGCTCATACACAAGCTCAGACCGGCCAGATCCTGCAACAGATGGAGAACGTATCGGCTGAAATCAATGCTTTGAACGAGCAAATGCTGCAGACTATTCAGGGTCAAATTGACGCGATTCCTGTATGATATCTACAACATACAGGAGGTTGTTATGGCATTGGTCTATCACTATTGTTCCCCTCAATCATTTTTGCAAATAATGGAAAGCAAGAAGATTTGGCTATCCTCAACAAGAAACATGAACGACTCTGCTGAGGGGAAATGGTTCTTAAATATTGTTATTAAAGTACTAAAGGAGCATGAGGAAGAGTTAGGTAAGGAGTGGTGTGAAAAGGTTAAAACGGAGCTCAAGTACAACTACATCCCTTTATATATAGCTTGTTTTTCTAAAAATGGCGATGCTTTAAGTCAGTGGCGTTCATATGCAGAAGATGGCTTTGGTGTTGCTATTGGTTTTGATGAGGATATTCTGGCACCACAAGGTGAAATCTTAAATACAGAGCACTCCAGTGACATCTTAGCACCAAAATCAATTATTTCTCTTAGGGATGTCGATTATAAGACTTATGAGGATTTAAAACCAAGTATTTTTAGTCTTGCAGAAAAATGGATTTATAGGGTTAGTGATGTTAAAGACAGTTTTTATGTTCAGAATACAGCTATTAGAACTCGTGAAAGTGCTAGGTACTTTAGCTGGTGGTGTGTTGATGACGCTAGTGCTTTAAAAAATCCTGCGTTTTGTGAGGAGGAAGAAAAACGCCTTATTTTAAAGCCAGATTATATGAGATTGGAGTGTCTTGGTCTGCGAGAAGAAAGTAAGTTTCAGAAGATGAAGGCAATGAAGGCACTTGGGGGAGTTAAGCATAGGGTATCCAATGGGTTTTTAACATCGCATTTTGAACTTCCCATAAGTGGCAAGATGATTAGCACTTTAATTTTAGGCCCCAAAAATAAATTTACTCAATCTGATTTGAATGATTTTTTGTTATTGAATGACATGTCTCATGTTAAGGTCAAACGCTCAACAGCTACTTATCGATAAACCTATTGCATCGACGCCTTTGATGCGCTAGATATCCCGAATGATACACAGCCTCGCCCTAAAAAGCGGGGCTTTTTTATTTCCTTCGGTCAAGGTCAGTGTTGTTGTGTTTTTCCTTTGAGTGTTTGCCCGCCTTGCGCGGGAATTTTTTTTTGTGCCGCTAAGCACTTTGTTAGCAGAGCGCTTATTCGCACGGGCAGCGATACGCCTTTCCGGTTCGGATCTATCCGACAAATAGACATGCAGGAGTTTGAACGTGGACATCGATAATTTAACGGGTAATGAAACGATAGAAGAGCTTGACGCTATGTTGGAGCGTGTGGGGGATGTGAAGATTTCAGACACAGTGGTGGCCCCGCCTGGTGCTGAAAAGCCTGCTGCTCAGGCGGTTGCAACTCTTGAACAAACTAAAACGGGCGATAAAGAAGTTCCACCGCTGCCGGGTGCGATTGTTGAAGATGCAGTGGCCAGCAAAGGCAGTGATAATGCCAACGGTGAGAAGCCGAAAGGTATCGCTACCCAAGACGGTAAGCATGTCATTCCATACGCTGTAGTTGAGAGGGTGAATCCATATTTTAATAAGTGATGTTTAATTGTATGACTATCATGATAGATCTTACTCAGCACCGCTGAGTAAGATCTAATCTGACCTTGGTGTGTACCGAACTTTAGTTTAACTGATATGCAGCCGTAACGCCGATGATTTGCGTCCCTGGTGGTGATAATAAAGGACCTGATTGTCCGGCAGGGATAATGCAAGTTGGTTCGTTACATGGCATAACATATTGAGGTGCATTGAATGGCTGCACTACCACGCCAGCAACTCTGATATTTATTGGGCAAGCGTTTCCAGTAGTATTATGCACTGTATCTATCCATATACATTGCTGAGGTGGGATTGCTTTCATTGCGATCTGGTTTAGCTGGCCCCATTGCACCTGTTGATTTACCTGAGCTACATTTCCAGAATATCCCCATGTTGCTGGATGCCCTTGTTGAGTTGAATTGATACTTTCAATTATTCTTCGAGAATTTTCACGAGCTTGGCTTTCCAGAGAATTCCAGTCATGGGAATACTGGAATGCAAATGTTTCAACACCCATTTGCGAGTACTGTAGAACGTGAGTCAACTCATGGGCCCAAAGGCCGACATCGCCAACTAAGTTTTGATTAGCGAAAACTACAACTTCATCATAAGTAATAGCTCCTTCCTGATTAAACCAGTTTTTTAACATCCCATCGAGGCTTATACCGTCGGCAGTTGTCCAACGTACTTTATTCAAAATGTCAGAAGGGAAATATGATGCTAATGTCTGCTTTATATTTTCTGGAATTAGTTTTACACCTCTATTAAGAGCCTGCCCCCTTGAAAATCGAATGGCTGTTGCTAAAAGTGGGGAGTTAGGATCGAGAAGTGCCTGGCCAACATCTTTCGGCAAATTTTGGATCATTGGTGGTATCGCATTTATATTAGGTGGTTTTATATCTATTGTCCCTCTGTTTAGATCTATATCTACGCCAGTAATTTCACTCACCCAGCTAGCATTTACCGTGCCTCCAATTAAAATTAAAGGCAGGATTAGATATCTAACGTCAACTGGTTTCAT